TCAAATTCTGTTACACTAAGTCTTTTTCTTGTTGCTGCCATTATCGTAATCTCTCTAATAGAACTTCCATATTCACAAGTTCTGTGGGTGCATTAACAACATAAAACTCAATGGTTACTTCATATGCATTGTTGTCAAGATTGGGTAATGCTCTAACGCCGATCAAACGAGCTCTAGGTTCAAAGTTTTCAATCACCTCTTCGATTCTCATAGTTAGAACATGTGCTGTAATCGGAGTCATAGGTTCGAACAAAATATCTCTAACCCCAGAACCAATTTCTGGGTGAAAGGGTTTTTCATAGGGATTGGTTAGGATAAGATTTCTTACAGACCTCTTGACTGCTGTAAAGTCAGCAAGTTTAGATATATCTTTTGATCCAATTTTAGGTCCAAAGAATAAATCAATATCAGAATACAACTGAGCTGCACGATCTTCACCTTGAAATGTACCATCAGTGTATGCGGTCTTTGACATTAGTGTTCCTTTTTATTATATTTATACAATCTCTACTGTGTTTTATTTCATTTATGTTTGTATTTATGTATCTACATCAAAAATATGGTCAGTACAAGCGCACGCTGTTAGGATCATAATTTTCAAGATATTCAAAACTAATAGTTACCGCAGTTCCCGCAAATTGATTATTCAACTTAATATCCGACAAAAATTTAGGTTCAAATTTTTTATTCTTCGCTACTGATGGTGGAAACACACCCACACATTGAAACACATCTGGGCCACCCAAACTTTGACCAATGTCGTCAGCGACCAAGCGCGGCGGGTTCCCAACGATGCGTTTGCCGCCGGGAGTCAGTAGATTAAGGGGGCGGTCAGGGCGAGGTATCGACCGCTTTGGGAAATCAGCATTGTTACCACCACTATCAATATCACCGAGATGTTCTGTAAGGGAAAATGGAGAAGCAAAATTTATTTCTTTTCCATTAACTTTAACATATAAATGTCCTATACTTCCAACTCCTTGAGTATCTATCCAATCAAACATATGTAAACCATATGCACTTTTAAAAATTCGTCCTATATAGACCTCATTTGCAGCTAGCTGTTCTTCCGTATAAGGGCCCGGGTCGTCTAGAATTGAATTCCTTCCTTCAACAGAAGGATGTATTCTGATTTTAATTCTACCCATTGGTTCATGTGCTAAAGTAGTTTTAAAATTAAACAACGGCTGGCCAGATGGACTTTTAAAAGTTCCATCTTTACCCAAATCTTCAATATCTCTCGCAGGGAATTTAAATTCCCCGCTATATCTCCTATTTGGAAATCCAGAGCGGGCAGTTGTGGCAGGAGATGGTGTTGTTACAGTATCTAAAGCCAACTGATTGGCGTTGCCTGAAACCGGAGTTATAGTTTTTTCAGATTCCAATGAAACAGACTTTGTTGAATTTTTTACCTTTTCTAAAAAATTCTGAAAATTACCAGCAACATTTTTACCCGTTCCCAATGGAGCAACATTTATTATTCCAGTGGGAGTTGATATTTTTCTTACCTCATCTATAATTTTAAATACATCAGTATCTATCTCTGGTGGGATTTTCATTGCCGCAACTTCTTCTATTGTTGGTATCAATGTGGTAACCGTAAAGGCTTCCATCTTCTTTTTAATCTCTATGATATTTTTCGAAAGATTTGGATTCTGTTGTATCACAGATGCAACTTCAGATATTGCTTTTTCCGCAGCTTGTGTTACTGCGGCAGGTTTTGTTGTTGCAGCATCTAAACTTCCTGCTGCCTTTTCAAGATTTGGGACAAGCGCACAAAGATCACCACCGCCCGATATTGCCGCAGTTGCATCTGCAACAAGAGTGCCTAAATCTAAACCGGCACCCTTTATATCATCTTCAAATTCTGATTTAACTTTTGCAAGAGCAGAAAGGAATGATGGGGTTCCCGGCGCAATAGAAGTCAAACTTGCTATTTCTGCTTGCAAGTTTAGTTTGGGTATAGCTGGTATCTCAATAGTTTGAAGTTTATTTTTCAAACCCTCAAGTTCATTCTTCGCTTCTCCAAACGCAGCAGATGCAGCAGATGCTGATGCATCAAGTTTTGCTGTTATGTCAGCCTTTGCATCTTCCAACTTTGATAGAACATCATTCAACTCAGGACTTGCACCACATAAATTAGCATTTGCAAAATCAACCACATTTTTCTCCTAAATTAATCATCGCCTTCGTCATCTTCTATATTATTTACTGTAGTGGATGTTGTATCCACCACACCAGTTCTTGTGCTGGTATTGGTATGATCAACCTTACTACTTGCAAGGAAGGTGAATGTGTCATTACCAACATGTTTGTAATAGTCAGCATCGTAACGAATATGTGCGTCACCATTATAATCAATAGTGTGTACACCCGCAATGCTGTGGGTATGAGTTCCACCAGTTGTTCTTGTTACACTTGTTGCAACAATCTCACTCAATGTACTCTCAGAGTTGATTGTCATTGCAGAAGCAGACTTCATATTCAATGTACTGCCAGATTTAATAGACACAATACCAGATATGGTTGATTGTGAAAGGTTAGAGCTAACATTCAATATATAATCAGAATCAGTTGTTATGAAAATACCAGAAGCTTTTGGATTTGAATCCATTTCCTTACCAGTAACGGACATCTGATATAGTCCACCAATGATTTGTGTTTTAGACTTATCATGAGTAATGACTGTATCACCACCAATTCTACCTTTAACATCATCATTGATATTGAACGAATGGTTGCCAATAATCTCTTCCTCACGATTACCACCAGTGGGTTCACCAGCACCATCTTGGCCAGCACCAACCTTAACACGATGGTTCTTATGAATCTTCTGAAAGAAGTTTCCTTCAATCTCCTGTATGTAGTCTCCTTTGATAAGCTCTCGTACTGAACCCTCAACAGTAATATTCTGTGAACCCTTAATGACAATATTTTCACCACCAATAACAATCTCGTAGTTATCTCCAACAATCTTGGTGACCATAGTGCCGTCAGGATGTATCTCTTCAAATGTTCCTGTCTTATGCTGACGAAACATTCGTTCTGCGCCTGGACTGTCATCCACTTCTGTGATATGACCAGATTCAGATTCAAATACATGATTGTATGGATATGCAGCAGAAATATATGGGTTAGCATCTGCAATAGTGCTTTTGGGATTAGGTTCTTCCCAGAAACCCCTTGTCTCTTGCTCTGCTTCGGCCGAGACACTTTCTAGATTTGGTTTAGTTGCAGTAGGAATACCAGTAGTATCATTAATTTCTTCATCACTACTTTCTTCCCCAAGTACCGTAGCAGGGTCACCACGCAATCTAGTAGTTCTACGATTTATAAGAGAGTTATGAGATTCAGAGCTCTTACCTTGAGCCAAACGATTAGTATCGGATTCGCCAATGTCATGACCAGAATCTCGACTGGCAGGATACGGACCATATGCTGGAGAGTATGCATAATCTTTTTGTATAGCAGAAATAGAACGAGGATCATTAAATCCCTCGGCGCTATTTGCTTCGTTTTCTGGAATGCCTGGCAACGAGCCCATGATAACGGGTTGCTGTGCTTCAGTATCTCTAAAGAAGCCAACAACCCATGATCCTTGTGTTAGAAAAGAAGGTGTATGTCCGAGGCCTTGCATAGAAGGGTCAGTTACGGGATGCATAACATGCGCCCACGGCAAATCTCTAGTCTTAACCTGAGTCAAGTCCTCATTGTGCCGACCAAGCACACGAACACGAACCCTACCAATCTTAGCAGGATCATCCCTGTCTTCAACTACACCAACGAACCAACTAAACCCATCTTTACCCATGAAATCTTGCATGGGACTATTTATAAGGGTTTAATGAAGGTTCGTAACAGGCTTTAGAAGTTTAGTAATTAATAATCTCATCAGGAAGAATATAATCAAGCTCATTCATTCCTCTTGCGCCATTACGAGTAATCTCAATATAGACAGAACTCAAAGACTTCTCTTTGAACGCAACATACTTTTTAAGCTTCTTAGACTTGTACATAAACACGCCGTCTTCCAGCTTAATGTCATCATAAGAATCCTTGTCCGAACCAATTGCGGTCAGCTTCCCACGAAGGACATCACCATAATCGCCACTATACGTAACTTCATCACCAATATTCATTTGTTTGTTCCTGCTTAGTTTAAAGATATTCAGAGGTTGTTGAAATAATTGGGTCTTTCTCTGATCCAACCCAAATACGTGTAGTTGTCACCACACGAACACGCCGCATTGTTGATGTTACGATTACCCCGTTTTCAGTAGTATTGGGATAGTCCTCAAAGTATTCAGTCTTCACTGTCTTGAATGGTGTCTTCATTTTTACTCACTCCATATTTAAATTCAACTTCAGCTGCAAGGTCTAACTTGTGCATGATGTCTTCCGTAAAGAAAGTCTCTGGATCATTTAGTATTGCTTTACCAAACTGCTTAGACCCGTCAGGTAGTTCATACCGTGTAGATGTCTTCTTAAACACTCCGTACTTCTCTGCTAGCTCCAGTAAGCCATAGTATCGGTCTAATCCCTTATCATATGTAAGCCTAACGTCAACCATCTTGTTCTCTTTAGTCAATCTACTCTTGTGGTTCTTACAGTGAATGATATTACCGACAACTTCAGTACCGTCTTTCTCTTTCTTCTTGCTGAGATAGATGATAGAACTCGCTGCATACTTCAACCCAGAACCACCACCCATCTCTTTAGTGGAAAACAGACCCATACTTTCATATGTATGATTGGTCACAACCATCGGGACTTTCGCTCGCCCGAGTTTTAGGGTTAGCACTCGAAACGCTGCTTTTAGCACTTGAGCTCTTGTCATGTCTCTTGTCTCTTTGCCATCCGTAGTGTCTTCGACTTCCTTCGTGGTACTCAGCATACCCAAAGAGTCAAGGCAGAGAAACATTGGGTTTCGGTCGCTCTCAGGTTGAGCCATATAACTGTCAAGGACTTTGAGAGCCTGTGTGCGAAACTCTTGTACGGTAGTAACAGGGAAAATTA